TTATTACCAATAGTCTTTCCATTTTTTAACAATAGCGTTTCATACTTATAGCCATAATCGTGTATTAATCCCCCAATCAGTAATAAACCAACTGGAGAAAGAAATTGTGCCAGAAATTTCGGTACACTTGCACCATCAAATTTAAATCCTTTTGGGATAACATAGTTTTCACCGTTCAGAGAATAGTGGAAGTCTTTAACTATTTCCCAGTGCCTTGTACCAAACACCCACAATAGAATTGCACTCCAGAATCCTTTTCCTTTTGTAGCTATCCTAACTGGCTTCATATG